ATAGTTGCTGCCTGTTGTCGCTCAGTTTAAAATCGCCTACTCGCATAAGTGGTAGTAACTTGAACATGAAATCGGGATATCATCAGAAAACAAATCCATTGTTTGATTTTTAGCCTCTATATACTTTCTCACATCTTCGGCAGTCGTGAACATTTTGGCGGTTCTATTACAAACTCCGCTTTGAACATATTGGGGGACAAAATCTTTTTTAAAAAAACTTGACCCAATCCTTTTTTCATGTTCTATTATTTCATTAAATCGCTCTGGGTATCGTTTTAAAATTTCGTAAACTTCTTTTTGTCCGCTCATAATGCATGGAAAACAACCAACACGTTTAAATCCTTGCTTATAAAGAATATTCGGCTGCTGTCCATTCTCAATTATAAAATCTATCACCTGCTGTCCTGTCCAATCAAAAACTGGTCGTAAAACATCATCAGAATATTTCTCAACCCATTTCTTAATGTCTTTTTTTCGGTAAGTGTGTGTTTTTCCTTTGTCATTATACGGCTCAAAATAGCATTTAAAATACCTACATTGCTTTTGCATCTGGCTTCTACTGTGGCTTTCTGAAGCTCGTATCCCCTGTATAATTATTAAGTGTTCTGTTTGCTCTAAAATATAATCAATAAATGGAATTACCTTTAATTCAGAAGTGCAGAACCTTGCTAGTAAACTTGGAAACCTTTTTTTCTTTTCGGCTAAATCAATCATGCCATCGTATTTTTTGCTTTTAACGGTAATCAATTTTACACCTAAATCAATGGTTGTATCAATTATATGCTTATAAGTCATCGGACTTTCCCATCCAGTATCACAAAATACAGCTTCAATATTTGAAACTCCATATTGTTTTACAGCCCAAAGCAAACAAGCCTGACTGTCTTTTCCTCCCGAATATGCTACCAATACTTTCATAAAAATATAAAATAAATGAAGTTAACATGAGCTAAAACGCAAGCCTTTGAAAGTTTGTAGCTAATAGCTGGCAGCTTGCTTGGCCAGCGTTTAGCTCTTACTCGTTAGCAACAGGGCTAAGACGGCTCTATCATTTCGACTGCAGCAGCCATAAAAAGCATTGTAGCCATTTCATTATCTCGGACACTTTCAAAACTGCAAAGTTCTAAAACGCTCGGAAGTACATCTAAATTGAATTTTTTTTGGTGCGCTTCAATTATGTTTTTATAAGGCTTCAATTTTACTTTATATTCCTCCCTGAAAAATCTCTTTGCAGTATCTCTACATTTGTAAAGTTTTGCTGCTAATTTTACTTGTTGTTCCATATTTTTTTTACTGTTTTAATTAATACTTTAAAAAGCTCAGCTGCTAACAAAGTGTCGCACCAATAAGTTCTTAGCTGCAAATTTTAAGCGTTGTGCCCGCTTGTTGTTCGGTGGAGCTCGACAGGCTTACACTCCGCAATCCCTTACTTGTGCTACACTCGACCGTTATGGGCTATAAAAATTCAATAGATAACTGACTTTTCATAGCCATATATTTTTTCTTCGAGTTAATTGAATTTGCCGAACGGCACGGCGGTTATAAGTTTTCCGTTATAGCCAAATTTACCAAATATAATAAATTAATTTCATTATGTATACATTTAAATTTGATACTGCTAAATTAACGCTTTTCAAAATAATTTGAAAAGCGTTTTATGTCTTTGTAAGCGGTTCATTGTATCTTGGTTATAATAGCTTTCGCCATATCAGTACTATTATTTTCAATTAAAAACCATTTACCATTTAAGGGTTTGTTTTTAATTTCTTCAAGAGTTTTATAAAAAATGCGATTGCCTTTTTTCTCAAGTTCAGAAATAGAAGATCTTTTTTTGCTTTCTTCGCAAACAAATTTTAAAATAGTGGTGTAAAATAAACCATCTTTATTTTTAAAAATAAGGCCGCATTCACCATGCTTATCTTGCATTTTCATTTCAAAATCAAATATTTTCATAGCTTTTATATTGTGAGGCTTTCGCCCCTGGTTAAGGTTTTAATTAAATAATACCGTTCATGAAAAATTTTTCCATTACTGATTTTTTTGAACCATCTTTTAATTTAATGATCAACATACCATCAGATGAACTAATTACGGTTACTTTACCAAATGCCTTGTGGTTTAAAACTTGGTTTTCGTTTGCTTTTTCTGAACTAATTGGCATTACAACCATTTCGCCTAATGTACCCATCGACACAGAAATCGATGTTTTATCAAAATTACCTTCAATAGAAACCTGTTTGTAATTTAAAGCTTTCATGCCTCTATTTTCTACAACTGTCAATTTTGCAAATGTACCGTCTGTAAAGTTAGCGAAGTAAGTAGTAAAGTTACCGTTTAATTTGCTGGTCATTTTGTAGTCAATTGCTTTCATATTTCTAAGTATTAAGTTATTAAAAGTTTGATACCGCTAAATTAACGCTTTTAAGCATACAAACGTATACATTGTATGTTAAAGTTTGTTAAAATTTTAATAATAGTTTGAAACATCAATAATAACAGGCGGTTAAGGCATGTATGATATTATTAATTATTTTCTTAAATTTGCAATTAATGAAAAATCATATTTTAAAGCAATGCCAAAAAAGATAAGATTATCAGTTAAACAGACAGAGAAAGCCATTCTGGGCACGGGTGCAATAATGACCACAATAGCCGACATTCTCTGTGTAGATGAGCGAACTGCAAAGAAATTTATAGAATCAAGCCCGAGACTTAGAAAGCTTTTAGAGAATGAAAGAATTAGAATTAAAGATAAAGCTAAATCGGTCCTTTATAACGCCGTCATTAATGAAGAAAAATGGGCTGTTTTATTTTTATTATCCAGAGAACCTGAATTTTCACTAAAAACAGATATAACCTCAAATAATGAAACAATTAATCAAGGTACTGTTATTATTATGCCTGACAACAATAGGGATGCCAATAAAAAAAGTGGAAGCTGATAGTTTAAAGATAAGCCCGCAAGAAGGTTTTCAATGGGAATTTCTTAAAACAAGTGCCGATATTGCCATTGGTGGGGGTGGTGCTGGTGTTGGGAAAACTTATGCAGAAATTATAGAGAGTATCCGGCATCGAGAAAATAAGAATTTTTCATGTGTATTTTTTAGGAGGACATTCCCACAGATAGCTGCACCAGGCGGGTTAATGGATGAATCAAAAACCATTTATCCGATTGTTGGCGCAAAGAAAATAAATTACGCATGGCATTTCCCTTCCGGTGCTAAAGTTGTATTCAGCCATTTGCAATATGAAGATGATGTTTTTAACTGGCAAGGTTCGCAAATTCCTTTAATCATTTTCGATGAACTCACCCACTTTTCTAAAAGGCAATTCTTTTACATGCTTTCAAGAAACAGGTCAACATGTGGAGTAAGGCCATATATAAGGGCAACATGCAATCCTGATGCTGATAGTTTTGTTAGAGATTTAATCGATTGGTGGATAGATGAGGATGGATATGTGATACCTGAAAGGTCTGGTGTTATCAGATATATGACTGTTTTGAATGATGAAATTATTTGGGGCAAAACTAAAAAAGAAGTTTTAGGGAAAGCCCCTCACTTGCTTCAAATGTCGGAAAATCCAGAAGACTTGATAAAGTCATTTACATTTATTGAAGGTGACATTCAGGAAAATAGGATTCTATTAAAAGAAAATCCCGAATATTTAGGAAACCTAATGGCTTTATCTGAGGAAGATCAGCTAAGATTATTGAAGCGAAACTGGAATATAAAGATTGACAAAACAGTTATTATAAACTTCATAAAGTTTAAAGACCTGTTTTCAAACGAACATATAAAAGGTGGTGAAAAATATATCACTGCCGACATTGCCACAACTGGAAGCGATATATTAAGTATATGGGTATGGGACGGTAAACGGGCAATTGATTTAGTATTGGTTCAAAAAAATAATGGTGCACAAGCCCTGGAATTTTTAAAACAATTAAAGAATAGATACGCTGTACCGGCCTCGAATATTTGTTTTGATGCTGATGGTGTAGGAGGTGGGCTAACTGGTTTTATCGATGGTGCAATTGAATTTCATGGAGGAGGAAGGGTTTTTTCGATGGAAAACTTCAAGAATTTACGGGCGCAATGCTACTTTAATTTTGCATATTCGATTAACCAAACAAACAGAAAAAAAGATTCTGATAATTATTATATAAGCCCTGAAATTAAAGACAGGGTTTATCCTTTCAATAAACCTTCGATTTATAAAGGCAAAAAAATTGAATGGATTTTATATCACCAATTAAAAGCAATAAAACAAAACAAACCGGATGCTGAGGGCAAACTTTCAATAATTCCAAAAGAGGAAATGAAAGTTATTTTGCAGGGAATTTCTCCCGATTTATTGGACGGTCTTATGATGCGTGAAAGGTTTGTTTTATCAAATATTAACCCTGAAATAAAATTACAATCAAAAGAAAGTCTTGGATTATTTTAAACTGAAATTATGAAAATAGATGACATATTATTGTTAGGGGACTGGACAAAGATAATTGCAACAATCGAAAGTGCAAATGCATATGAGTTTGACCCATCGGCAAATCAAGAAATATATGACGGAAAACATGTAATACTTTCCAGGCTTGATAAGCCCAAAAAAGATGAAAATGGAAATGTTATAGGAACCACACCAACAGCAAAAATGGTTTTAAACTATCAAAAAAAGATAGTTGAAAGTTCGGTGGCTTTCTTGTTTGGCTCTGTTATATCCTTAATCAAGTCATCTGAAGGTGGGGACGAAGCTTTTTTATTCCTTAAAAATGCCTTAAAGAAATTAAAATTTGATAACCAAAATAGAGAACTTGCAAGGATTCTTTTTACGCAAAAAAGAGCAGCAAAACTTTATTATATAAAAAACCCAGAAGATAAGCTAAATATAAGGCTTGCATCGATTGTTCTTTCATCAAAAAATGGCAGTTTCTATCCAAATTGGGATGAAAACGGTGATATGGATGCATTTTTAAGAACATATACAGTCAATAGACTTATCGATGGAAAGGAAAAGGAAGTTGAAATATTTGAACTTTACACAGATACCAATATCATAAAAGGTGAAAAAGGCGATGCTGGCTGGCTGGAAGTTTCTTCACCAAATCCATTCCAAAAGATACCCGTTGTTTATTATGAACAGGAAAAAGCAGAATGGGAAGATGTTCAAACGCTTATTGACAGACAAGAATTAAGTATATCGGAATTGATTGATACAAATCAATATTTTGCCAGTCCAATAATCAAACTCATTGGAACTGTTACCGGAATGCCAAACAAAGAAGACCAGGGCAAAGCTTTAAATTGTTTACCAGTTGTAAATCCACAGACAGGACAATCCACAAATTCAGATGCCCAGTACTTGACATGGGACCAGCGGCCTGAATCTTTAAAAATGCAATTTGATTTAATCGAAAAATACATCTTTTCATTTAGCCAGACAGCCGATATATCTTTCAATAATATGATAGCCAACAAGCCTGGGAACATTTCAGGAGTTTCATTAAAATTACTAATGCTTGACCCTATTCTTAAAAGCTATAATAAACAAGAAATATTCGATGAAAACATTCAAAGGGAATTATCAGTTGTAAAAGCAATGTTAAGCCAGTTAAATACAGCCTATGCAAATGATTATTTAGAAATGCAAATTGATATTCAATTCAATTCCATCCTTCCTGATAATATTGCAGAGGTTGTCAATTATTTAAGCGTTGCATCTGGTGGAGAGCCTATCATAAGCCAGGAAACCGCTGTAAATAAAAATCCTTTGGTTTTAGATAAAGAGGCTGAAATAGCTAAATTACAAAGCAATGCAGCAACACAAGCCGGAAGTTTTAATTTAAACAATATATGACATGAAAAATAAAAAAACAAAATCAATTGAACCGATTCAGGAAAAGGAATATTTAGAGGTTGCAGAATCTATTTCATTCCCAGAAACAACTGCTTTTGATACTGTTAAAAAGTTTATAGAAGCGGTAAAAAATGGCAAATCAAAAGATGCTATTAAACTTTCTCAGTTGACATGGGTTGATACAAGCTGTAGCAAAGAAAGTATCCTTGATCTTGCAAAAGAGCGTATAATGGTCGGACATGTAGGAATAAGAGAAAAGAAAAAAATAGACGAATGCTGTTATATCTTTGAGTTAAGAACAGATACCGGCATTTATAGCCTGAAAGTAATCAAAGAAAAGGAAGCAGGGAAAACAGATATTAATGGAACGTGGGGTGTTAATCCACTATCAATACATAAGTTATGAAAGTAAAAATTACTGGTATCCCTACAATTAAAGAGGCTATATTCTTTATAGTCATGTACATATATGTATTCTCAAACTTGACGTATGAGTTAATAAAAAAATGTCCTAAATTTCCAGAAATCCATATTTTTTTAGACAGCGATATAATTAAGAAAGATGTTACCGATAAACCTTTTATAGTATAGCATGGAAGTAATGCTTGTTAATGCCAAATTCAAAACAGAGTATAGGAATTTTATCCCAGGCGAAATTTATATTGTTAGTGGAGCTACTAAAACTAAATTAACAAATATCTTTGAACTTGAAGCGCAAAGGTTGGCAAAGCCTAATATTGTTAATACTGTTAAGTTCATTGAACTCGATGGAATATTCAAAAAAGCCGTAAAGAATGGTAATTTTAAAAATCTTTTAATAATCCGTTCAGGTGGAATAGGTGACATAATTGCGCTTACTTCAATAATTGATTTTTTTTCTGATTCCAATATTCATTTTGTAACGCAAAAAATATACTTCGACTTGTTTGAATGGTTTGAGATTAAACCTAAATTATACAGCTTTGAAAATCCATTTATAACAGGATATAAGTCAACCGATGCACTTACAAGGTTTTCAAATTGGGCAAGGTTTCAGGCCGAAGGTGTTATTGAAAATGGACATGATAGAAATTGGATGGAATTGTTCTTTTCTTTCATTAATGAAAATGAACCTGATATTAATTTTTTGAGGCCACAGCTAAAAGAAGAAAGGATAAATGATTTACCTTCAAATATCCAGACTTTTCAGAAAAAAAGTAAATCATTGTTGATATGCAATAAAGCAACCGCAATGATGCGAACATGTCACTTAACCGATATTGTTGAAGCTTTACCGGAACGTGTTTTAAACCAGTATGATTTATTTGCCTATAAGGATAACCTGAGTACTGAGGATTTGAAAAACATTGATTCTATCAATAAAAAAGCAAAAATTATTGTGATTGAAAAAACTGATTTAAAAACTTTCCTTTTAGATTGTTTCGATGCAGATAAAGTGATAAGTGTTGATACCGGAGCCTTGCATTTCAGAGAAGCTATTGGCAAGGATGCAATAGGTTTGTTTAATTCATTTACTGCTGATTCCCGTACAAAACATTATCAATGTACAAAATCTTATGATGTGAAATCGGACTGTGAATATATGCCTTGTTTTTTACATGAAACATCGAAAACAAGATTTTGTAAAAAAGGTAAGGCCGGAATGTTTGCGGCTCCATGTTTTGATTCAAAGACTAATAAGACACTATTGAAGCAATTAAAAGATATATTTGAAATTAACCTATAAATAGAAAAATGTACATACCAGAAGACTATATGCAAGTTTCACCAGGTGTTTGGGAGAAAAAAAATAAAGTTTCAAGTTTCGATGTTTATAATAAAGAACATGATGTTGATTCATTTGTTAAAATTCTTAATTCAGATAAAATACATTATAACAGGCTTTTAGATTTAGTAAATGTTAGAATGCCTGAGCTATCCAAGATTTATAATGATGTTATTTCGATAGGTGGTGGCATTCCTAAATTTGAAACTGTAATAATGAATGTGGATAAGGTTACTATTATTGACATTGCGGCTAATTGGTATAAAAAACAATTAAAAAAATTCAGGGATATATACGAACTGGATGAAAAGCCTATAATCGAATTTTACAAAGAATACATTGAAAAACCAAAAAAGATATTTCCATTCGATTGTATTTGTTTTATACATGTTTTAGAACATATGCCATCATGGAAATTAGTTAAAGATTGGATAAGGTTACAAGATAAAGATATTGTTATTTATGGTCCAAACATTGAATCTGCCAGGGATACTAACTGGCATCATTTCGGGGACAATGCCATTGACCATAACGTATTCTTTACTATTGAGGCTATTGAAAAATATGCAAAGTCATGCAATTATCAAGTTCAGAGTATGGCTTATTCCGATGACATGTTGGTTTGGTTGAGAAAAAAATAAACTATGCATAAAAAATTAAATGATATATTGGCTGAAGCCAATGAATTTATCTTTATAAAAGGATTTACACGTGCTTTTTTTTGGTGGGAAAATAAGAATATAATTGTATTTGGGTTTATTATAATTGTTGATTCAAGTAAGAAATAAATATGATACTTCAATACATAATAGTTGACAATCTATCAGAGATAGAGAAAGCCGAAAGATTAGGAATACCGGTTCCGAAACAAAGGCATGTTAAAAGAAGCCTTGCAGTTGACATTAACAACATTCTTTATGCACGTGTCACAAGGGATGGATATATTGAAATAAGTATAATCAATGATTTTTTTATTATTGATTATTCAGAGGATATTTGGCAAACAATTGTAAATGCTATAAATGAAAGGGAACGAAACACAAAAGATACTTATTAAAGCCACAAAAGATATTGAAGTAATTTTCAATTCTATTGCTGATGAGATAAGTACAGCCATTTATAGGTATGGCATTACACAAAAAGAGCCTTTCTGGAAATATAACAGGAATCTATACAAAGAATTAAACAGGCTTTTAAAATCGCTTAAATCAAGAAACCTTGCAGTTATTAATGATAGCATGAAATCAGCATGGCAATTGTCGAATAAGCAAATTGATAAAATGCTGTCAGATTATTTGAAAAGGAAAAACACCCAAAAACTTTTCGATAATCCCGAATTTAAAAATACCAGTAAAGCCAGGTTGATAGGTGTTGATGTACCTTCCACATGGGTATACTATAACGAGCCTGCCATGAATGCAATGATAAACAGATCTGCCAATGGCTTTACACCTTCAGGTAGGGTTTGGAATATATCATTAAAATCAAGGCAGCTAATAGAACAAACTTTGAAATCTGGAATACTTGATGGGACAAGTTCGGGTGAAATGAGTAGAATATTAAGGCAAACTCTTAAAAATCCAAATGCTTTATTCAGGCGGGTACGAAATAAAAAAACCGGAATTTTAGAATTAAGCAATCCAGCTAAAAACTATCATCCTGGCAGGGGTGTTTACCGGAGTGCTTATAAAAATGCATTAAGGCTTTGTGGGACCGAAACAAACATGGCTTATAGATTTGCAGAATTTGAAAGGTATCAACAAATTCCATTTATAATTGGATATGAGGTTAATTTATCCGCTGCACATCCACGTCCAGATATTTGTGATTCAATGAAAGGGAAATATCCTAAAACATTCGCTTTCATCGGATGGCACCCTCATTGCTTGTGTTATTCAACATCTATTATGCTGAATGATGACCAATTCAAAAAATATCTTGATACTGGAACCATAAAGCATACAAATTATATAAAAGAAATTCCAAAGGATGCAAAGGATTATATCAAGGAAAATGCACCAAAAATTGATAAGATGGAAGACAAGCCTTATTGGTTAAGGCAAAATGCAGATATGATAAATGAACAAACTAATTTGGAGTTTTAAAGTATGGAAGAATTATTTTTGACACAAGGAAATTATGTTGCGCATACTAAATTGGTTCTAAACTTGAAATTAAAGAATTGATGAAGGAAATAAAATTTATAACATTAAAAGATCTAATGAACTTTAATTATGGTAGATAAAATATCAATAAAATACAAAGATTTACAAGATGAAATTGATAAATATACTGAAATGACAGTCAATAAAGAACATCGATGTCCTGATTGCGGACAATTATTATTCAAGGGTAAATTTTCAGGACATTTGGAAATTAAATGTCGAAGGTGTAAAAAATTAGTAATTTATGAAATGAAAAAATAAAATTGTATATTTGTTTCTTAGTTTTATTCATGTAATTTTCTTAATTAAATTCAGAGAGCTTCTTGAAAGCCGTAACAGGTCAAACTGGGACGGCTTTTTTATTTACCAAACTATAAAAAAATGAACGAAAAATTATTACAAAAATTAATAGCATCAGGACTAAATGTAGGACTATCAACTATTATAGCAACAAATGCAAAAGCTGAATTATCGGACATTGAGCTTGAAACAATAACAAAAAGCATTATGGACGGAATGACGGCTGCAAATCAAAGCGAAATAGATAGAAGGGTTACCCAGGCAGTTAAGACAGGAATTGAAAACTACGAAAAAAAACACAACCTCAAAGAGGGCAAATTCATTGAACCTGAAAAAATAATAGATCCAGTTAAGCCTGTCATTCCTTCAAATACAAATGAATCAGAGAACCCACAATTAAAGGCTTTGATGGATATAATTAACAAACAAAACGAAAGCATTGCAAAACTTCATGAATCATTTGATGGGTTGCAAAAAGAAAAATCAAAGGAAGAAAGGCAATTAAAGATTAAAAAACTTTTGAATGATGCCAAGATTCCAGAAATACTTCAAAAACACTTTATCGTGGCTGAAAACGCAACTGATGATGAACTTTTGACAGAGGTCAATAGTTATAAACAGGGGCTTGCTGATGCTGGTTTAGCGGGTTTGATTATACCAGGTAAAGGGGAACAAAAAGACGGCTCAATAGTTACCGCCGAACAAGCCGCTAAAAGTAGAAATGATGCTACTAATAGCACCGGCATAGTTCCAGGTAAAAAGATTTAGTGAAGAAAATTACAATTAATTAATTATCAACTAATTGTAATTTAAAAATGGAAACAAGTAAGATTTTATACAGATTATTTGTATTGGTTATTTTTGCTGTATTCGCTGCAATTGTAACCAATATTGGTTTAGATCCATTAGTATCAGGCGGCTCTTTAGCTTTTGCCGGTCTAATTGGGAGCCTTGAGATTACTTCCGAAACAGATACAGCCGCAAAGGTTATATTTGATAGTATACTGGAAGATTGGACGGGGGGCGCAGTTCTTAATCGAACAAGGTTAAAAACCGATACTACTGAAATATTAGCAGGGACATTGCTATATGTAGCAGATGGTGCAGCTGAAATATGTAAGTCAGCTTTAGTGATAACAGGTGGAACAGCCACAGGTATTAGAGTAAACAAAGCGCACCAATTTATAGTAGGTGAATTTGTTTGTATAGCTGTCGGAGATGCTGCCATGCCTATTACTGTAATTACCACAACCGAAACAGCCTATGATACCATTACTATTGGAACCACTTTAGGTGTAACTCCTTCTGTTGGCCAAGTTTTGATGGAAGCTGCCGCGCAAGCAGGTGACGATTGTACTTTATTGTATACTCCAAATGCTATCCTTCTTTCGACTACCAATGTAGAGAAAGCAAATCCAACATGTGCCGCTGTTGTTAGGGGAACTGTCAGAAATGACGCATTACCTTACGCACCGAGTGTGACATTTAAGGCAGCATTGCCACTAATCAGATTTGTTTAATTAAAATAGGGGGATTTAAAAATGGAAAATACAATTATAAAAGAGATTACTACAAAAGGTCTCGAAACTTATTTCAAAAGCAGACAATATGAGGCTATGTATTGGCCCACTCTGTTTCCTTTGAAAAATGTAACCCGTTTAGATTTTACCACATTAATTGGCGAACAAGGATCAAGGGTTGCTGCTGATGTTATTGCATTTGATGCAAGTGCACCTTTGAAAACCAGAAGGGTTGTAAGTAAAATGACAGGTGACATTCCCAAAATTGCACTTAAAAGGAAAATGACCGAAAAAGACATGTTGGAATACATGATGCTTTCGGACATGGCAAGTGCTGATGAAAAAATTATGCTGGATTTAATCTGGGAAGATGTCGATTTTGTTGTACAAGGTATTAATGCAAGGATAGAATGGTTAGCATTGCAGGCAGCATCTAAAACAAAAATAACTTTAGCAACTTCAAATAACAATGGTATTGTTACCGAGGAAGCTGTTGATTTTCTGATGCCAACCGCAAATAAAAAAGGAGCTGCCGTTGTATGGTCTGCTATTGCATCGACAACTACTCCGATAACAGATTTCAAAGCAGTTGTTAAGGCTGCAAGAACTGCCGGTGTAACTTTGAGATATGCTTTTATGCACCCAGACCAGTATGATTATTTCATTGCATCAACTGAAACAATCAACTATCTGAAAGCTTACTATAAGCTTGAAACTTCCGATACACTTCCTTTTGACAATAGAGAGAAAATCAATGCTGCTTTAAATAGCGCAGGTTTACCTCAAATTATTGTTGTTGACCAATCCGTAGGTATTGAAAGCAAAGCAGGTGTTATTACCAACGTTAATCCTTGGGATAGCAATTATGTTTTGTTTACACCCGCAACCGGATTAGGTAGGATGCTTAATGGCCCAATAGCTGAAGAAAAGATGCCACCTAAGCAAGTTACCCAATCCAAAGCCGGTAATGTGTTGGTATCTAAATTTTCAACTGTTGACCCATTATCAGAGTTCACAAAAGGTGAAGCAAATAGTTTCCCGTCATGGTCAACTGTTGACCAATGCTACAGTTTGAAAACATCTGGCACAAGCTGGTCATAATAAATTGTGACATGACATTCTTGGAAGCTTTAAATACCGAGGTTAACAATCAAGCCCTTTGTAACAAGATTCTTGTTATAAGGGGACTTGATCCTGATTCTGAATTTACCAGTTCGGATGCAAATGATATTGAAATAGCAAAAGCATTTTGTTTTCGTGCATTAGTAACACAACCTGATTTTTCAGAAGATGGCCTTAGTATTACTTTAAACCGTAGTTCTTTGATAAGTGAAGCAAACAGAATATTTGAAGCAAACGACCTGACAGATGAAATGATTGTAATTTTACCTATAATTGATGATAAATCCCAGGTATGGTAGAAAGATGGCCCCATATTATAACCTTGAAAAAACCTGCTGAATTAGTGCAGGACGATAGTGGTTATATAAGCTTGGGTACATCTGTTGTAACTGAATTAATTGTTAATTGTAGGGTAAAGTTCGGTGGTTCTGGTGTTGGTAATTCAATGCTTTCAACACCAGAAAATGGAGATGTGATAATGGGAGGATATACCATTTCGCTACCTGAAATTACAGAGGATTTTAGTAATGGAAATGTAGAATGGGATGGCAAAACATTTAACATTATTAAGTTTCATCAATATCAAGGTCGTTGTAAAATCTGGATATGAAAAAGAAATCAGGCTTAACACCACTATTTAAAAGCAATTTTGTTACTGACATATTAAATGATTATGTTCAGGAAAGAGTTGACAGAGAAGTTTCTATATTGCTTAGAGTTGGCGAAGAGTTTGTGAACCAGGCACGTAGAAGTGGTGAATATACTGACAGGACTGGAAACCTAAGAAGTTCAATAGGTTATATTTTGATAAATGATGGAAAAATTATACATCAGTATATAACAGGCAAAACATCCAAAGGAAAACAGACTGCCATTTCATTTATAAACGAAATCAAGTCAGTTTACAATAAAGGTCTTGTTTTAGTTGGTTTTGCCGGAATGCAATATGCTGCCGCTGTTGAATCAAAAGGATATGATGTAATAACAGGTTCTGCCCCTACACAAGAAATGATGAGAACTGCTTTCAGTAAATTCTTAAAATAGATGTTGACAGATAACGAAATATTAGGATTATTCTTTAAAATTATCAATGTTTCGGACATTACAACTTTAATAAGTGGTATGGTTTGGATAGGTGAAAAGCCAGTTGACAGAAGTGTTGAGGATATAGTTATTAACATGTTAAACAGTAAACCAGATTTCAATGGAGAATTGCACACCGGATATGTCAATGTTAACTGTTTTACAAAAGCGAATGAATTTCATACAAGAGATGCTGCAAGAATCGATACCATTACAGATGCTGTTTTAATTGCGCTTGATATTGTTTTAAACGAAGGACATTCAGGTGCGCTTCATTATCGATTAGAAAGTCAAAAAACATTAAGGGATTACGATGATCCAACGATGTATTATTCTAACATTAAATTAAAATTTTCACATAAAAATTAAACAAAATGAGCAAATCGTCAGATATATTTGGAGTATCCAAATTTGAAGTAGGAGCCTGTGGCGATGGTGTCATGGGAACCACACTTGTTGAATTTAATGACATTGCCGAGGGAACTGCAACCCTTAATTTGCCAAAAAATGAGACAATTAAATTATTTTCAGAGACCAATAGAAAAACACCTTACCGGATAATTGAAGGCGGTGTTACTGAGGGTCCTAAACTTGAACTCGAATTATTGGGAGTTGATATGGATAAATGGGCCACTTTCTTAGGTGGGACTTATGCATCAGGTAAATGGACTTATCCGAATACCTCAACATCTATTTACAAATCTGTAAGGTTAACTACCAAAGAAACAAATGATGCCGGAACTGTCCTTCAAATCGATATGCCTTATGCACTTATCACATCTGGTATAGAGGGAGCATTGACATTCAATAACCTTGCAACAATTAAGGTAACTATTGAAGCTATGGTTCCGTGGTCAGCAGCTGGTGTTGAAGGTACTGCTTTAACCATTGAAGAAGTATAATGGAAAATAAAATTCAATCAAAATTAGCAGATGCTGTCTCCGGACGGCCTCTGCCAATTATAATAAAGAATGATAAATCAGGTGAAGAAAGGAAATTCATGATTTATCAACCTACATTTGCAATGCTGATTGAAACATCAAAGATATTGTCTGAAATTGGACTTAATGAAATAGAGAATTTATTCAGAGGGAAAGACATATTTACATTTATTTCTGTTAATGGTGAAAAAATATTGAAAGTAATATCCATTATTCTTGATAGGAATGTCGATTACAGTAAAGAGACATTTGATTATCTGAAAGAGAATTTAACACCTGGTGAATGCTATGATTTGTTAGCAAATATAACATTAAGGATAGGTGTTAGGGATTTTCAGAAATCTATCGTCGAGTTAATACCGATGAGCCTAATGAATCAGATGGAGATAATAGCCCTGACAGAAAAGAATTTGAACCTTTCCAGTTCATAGGGAGTTTTATGAATTATTTTCATATGACCTATGAAGGTGTAATGGAAAGTCCAATGCAAAGATTAATCTTGCTTGCGAAAGCAATTCCGAAACTTGAAAGTAAGAATAAGGAAAATAAACCCGAAAAAAAAACAAACATCATTGATTTTGCAAAAAATAATAATATTCCAATAAAAAGAAAGAAATGAGCCTTGTAACCGGAAATGATGCTTTAAGATTTGCCACCTCAATTGATAATTCAGGTTTGAGCCAAGGTTCTATTGAGGCACAAGGGATATTAAGGCAGTTAACCGGTTCAATAAGTAGTATGGACGTATTTGCAGGTTTAAGTATTGGAGCTGCAATAGCATTTTCTAAAATTGCCGAGAGTGCTTATAAAATGTCTAAAGAGTTTGAAACATCAATGAAAGAAGTTCAAACTATCTCAAAATCAGTACAGGACGATTATGATGGAATGAGCCAAAAGCTTGTTGACATGACAAGTGAAATTCCATATTCCGCAACCGAATTATCAAAAGCATTTTACGATATAGCTTCTGCTGGTTATGATGGAGCTGAAGGTCTGGAATTATTAAGAATGGCCGGAAAGGGGGCTGTTGCTGGTGTAACCGATATTAAAACTTCTGCCGATGGTTTAACTACTATTATGAACGCCTGGAAATTGTCAGCGGGTGAAGCCGAAAGCGTTACAGACCAATTATTTCAAACTGTAAAATTAGGAAAAACAACATTCCCTCAATTAGCTGGAAATATATCAGATGTTGCCAGCATTGCAGCATCTGCAAATATACCTTTAAATGAAATATTGGGTGCAATTGCCTCAATGACAAAACAAGGTATCCCAACATCACAAGCATTCACCCAGATAAGACAGGCTATTTTAGCGACAAATAAAGTATTGGGAGATGGCTGGTCTGAAACAATGTCTTTCCAAGAAGGAATGCAAGCAATTGCGGATAAATCCGGTGGTTCTCAAACAAAATTAACATCAATGGTCGGAAGTGTTGAGGCTTTAAATGCTGTCTTAGCTCTTTCTGGTGACAATGCTAAAATGGCCGCTGATGATCTTCAAGCCGTATCAAATAGTGCCGGTTCAGCCGGAACGGCATTTGAAACAATGATGGATAGTGCCGAAAATCAAAGCAAACTACTTGCAAACAATATAGAAGCTGCCTTAAAACCGCTTGGAGACTATATTTTGGAAACATTTACCGATTTAACATCATTTGTAAATGAGGCATTTAAGTCAGGTGACATTGAAAAATTCGCAAAGGTTTTAGGAATAGCAGTAACTTCATTAATTGCAATTAAGGCTACATCATCGCTGGCCTCAATTTCAATGAGCGACTTTAAAAATGCATTGCTTAAAGCTGGAAATGCATTGCAAACATTGAACACATCTATAAAAGCTAATCCTTTAGGGTTATTGGTTGCTGCATTGGCAGCAGCTGCAGCTGCCTATGTTGTTTATGAGGACAAAATAAAAGGTGTTTCTGAGCTTCAAAAGACACTTAACTCAGTATCTGCCGAAACTCAGAAAAGATTTAGGGATGAATCAACAGGTCTTGAACTTGTTAAAAAAGGTTTGGATAAAACGAATATATCACAAACAGAAAGAAAATCATTAATTGATAAATTAAATACCCAATATGGGAAATACCTTCCTAATTTATTGGATGAAAACGCATCACTTGACGATATAAGGAAAGCGTATGATAAAATAAATGCAAGTTTAAGAACAAAAATACAATTACAGGTCCAGGAAGAAAAAGCCTCGGAAACATACCGTAAATTAATTGATTTACAGGAAGAATTTAATGGTATGTCAGAAAGCAGTATGGAAAGGTTTTCCAATAAAATACAGCAAATACAAGGCTCAATGATTGGGGCCACCTTAATAAAAACAAAAAGAACAAAAGAAACCGTTGCCAAAGAATTAAATGAGATAAGGGGAATATATGATAATCTGATAAATTCAATTGCCAGCACACAACCAGTTCTGGAATATGATAGAACTGACGATGTCACAAAACCAACTGGCAATAATGGCAAAATAAAAGAACAAACAACATATTTACAGAAATTAAAAGAAGCTTTAGATGATGCAAAAGCCGGCTTAGAGTCTTTATCAGGAACCGATACTGATTTAAACGCTGTTGCTTCACAAAAATTAATAATCGATAATCTTGAAACTCAAATCCAGCAACAAGAAGATATTTTAGGCTTAAGGGAAAAATCAACACAAAATATAGATACTGAAAAACAGGCTTTATTAGGCTCTATTGCATTTGAAGAAAATAAGCTATCATTATTAAGGGAGCAATTCAAATATGCAGATTCTCAGGCAGAAAGAAATAGATTAAATAGTGAAATTGATTTACAAGAAAAATATATAGAGTCTCTATCTGGGATAAAATCAGAAAAGATAGAAATTAGCGAAATGAACCTTGATACCTTAATTGCTACAAGAAACGCAATTATTGAAGAGATGGAAGGTGTTGACAAGCTTAGTGATAAATATAAAGAACTCGCTAAATTAAAGCTTGAGACAGAAAAAAACATAGGTTTAATTGTTGGGGATGGTTTAATAAATATAGCTAATGTTATTGGTAGTTTAGCAAATAAAATTGGTGGATTAAATGGCGCACTTGGGGAAACAATTGGTAATCTTGCCACAATAGCCGGTGACGTTGGAAATTTAATTCAAGGATTAGCCACCGGAAATCTCGTTAAAATTGGTGCATCAATTGCAAACATAGTTGTAGATTTATTTACAATTAAAAAAAGAAGGCGGGAAAAAGAGCAACAAGAGCACGAACAAAGAGTTGCTGATTTGATTGAATTGCAGAATGATAAGCTTGGAGATCAACTTAAATTATTAAATAAGGCAAAAGGTACAGATGTTTACGAGGCTTATAAAAAGTCATTCGAGCAAATTCAACAATCTATTGATGAAATAATCAGATTATCAGGTCATAAAAAAATGGGATGGCTGACAGGCGAAAAGGCAGACATCATTGACGCTGATTATTTAGAACAATATAATAAGTTGCTTGAAGAACAGGCAAACCTAAAAGAACAGATGTATAATGATTTAACGGGGACAACATCTGATAGTATTACCGATTCAATATTGCAAGGTTTTGAGAATGGACAGCTTGCTGCAAAAGACTTTGCGGGTACGTTTGAAGATTTGATGAAACAAGCTATTTTAAACACCTTCAAATTACAATTCCTTGACAAACAGTTTGATGAATTTTATAAAGCATTTGGTGAAGCTGCCGAAAGCGGTGGAGCTTTAACTCCCAGCGAAATTTCAGAACTTCAAAACCAATTTAATGCAAATATTGATATTGCCAGGCAAGGTTTCGATTCATTCAATCAATTATTTGAACAAACATTTGGCAATTCAATAACATCTGGGGCCAGGCAAGGAATGGCCGGTGAAATAGCAGCATCATTGACCGAAGAAACGGGGACTGTATTAGCTGGAACATTAAATTCAATAAGATTATATGTCGCATCTCAAAACACAATATTAGATGAAATGAGAGGCTATTTATCAAGTATAAAGGACAATACAAGTTATAATAGAGAATTGGTAAGACTTGAAAGAATAGAAAGTCTTTTAAGTGAACAATCACAAACATTGAGGAGCATAGGGGTATAATGCAGGTAGTTAAGATAAATGATATTGACATTAGGCAGACTTATGGCATAAGTGTTGCCAAAATCAAAGGTGTATTTGATATGCCTGGACGTTATGGCACTTATGAAATGGACTGGCAGGATGTTGATGGCATTGACGCTTTTGTTGATTCAGATGACTTGTATTATAAGCAAAGAAAGATAATTATTGAGTGCATTATGGAATCTGCAACGCTCAATCAATTACAATATAATTTAGGATTGTTCAGAGAGCAGGTTTATGGTCAATTTACTTTAGAAACGCCTTATTCTTTACATACATGCATATTGAAGGAAGGTGCGAAAGTAAAATTTCTAAATAGCAAAGATGAAGTTGAAACAATAGTAAGTTTTGAGCTTGTTTGTAATGAGTTAAGTTATGAATTTGGAACTACTTATGAGCCAGATAGTAGCATAATTAATAATGTATTTTGGATAGATAATATTGCATTGTCTAGGTTTGGAATCATTGTACAGGAATCAGAAGGTTATTTAGATTTTCCAGCAATGAAAAGCGACAAAGTTACCAGGTACATGCGCGAATCT